ATGTTACAGGGATACTATAGTCAAATCATTCAATTAGGTATGCAAACGAAGAATGAGCAACTATTACAAGTTGCAATTCCTCAAGCCCTACAAGGTGCATCTGAAGCAATGAGACAGGTGTTAGAATCCTTTGATATTCGTAATATTGATAAGATTCTTATCACAATGCCTTCTGCTAACTCACCACAAGCTCAAAACATAGCCGCTACATCTGCTCAAAACTCAATGATACCTGATAATGCATCTTCTCCAGCAGCTCCTGGACCCGGAACAAGTTAAAGATATTCATTTATTAGCTAAACAAAGAGAATGGACATCTTTACTTGCTCTTATACGAAAGTTTCATGAACAGGCTAAGGAAGAATTAGCTGCGTTTATAACTACAGATCAAGCAATAGAACGTAGGGGAAAGGTTTCTGCTATAAAGTCTATCCTAGACGCTATTCAGTCAACTTATAACGAGGTACATAAAGATAATGCCAGACGAGATAGTAGTACCCCCGACAACAGAGACGATATCAGCCCCACCGATAACGCCTATTGATTCTAATAAGGGTACATTAGAATTATACGATAGAATCTTAGCTGAAAAAGAGGAGAAAATAAGGAATTTAGAGGCTAGAGTTAATGCTCCTACTCCAGTTGCAGAGACTCCTCCTGATTCCGCTGCTTATTTCGCAGATCCATTTAAGCATATGTCTGACTTAATGGATAAGAAGTTATCTGAATCAGTAGCTCCTCTTAATGCTTTTGTTAATCAGCAAAGACGTAGGCAAGCTCTAGATAATTATCGTAACATCGCTGCACAAGATCCACGAGTTGCTAAGTTCTGGCCTCATATTTCAGCTAACTTTGACCAACTTGGTTCTAAATGGATTGAGAATAATGAAGTAAATGAGTCAGTGGTTGTTGAAACAATTAAGAGTTTAATTGCGAATTATGCAATGACTTCACCATTGGAGTATGCTGCATTAATCGGATCAACCGCAACTCCTCCTACTTCAACGGTACCTAAAGTGATTACTCCTCCTTCTATACCTCCTTCATCTACTGAACCTCCAGTTAATGTTGATCCTAATAAGGCACCAGCATTAAGTGAAAACGAAATGAGATTAGCTCGTGAGCGTTGGCCTGAAATGCCTAGTGCCGAAGCTTATAAGAAGTATGACTCACTTCGTAATCCGGGTTCATTTGTAGTTGTTCCAAGAAAGAAGGGAGATAAGTAATGGAACGCGAAGCTGAAATTAATATCGCTGATCCTAAGAAAGTTGATATTAGGGATCGTATTCCAAAATTAGAGCGTGCTCGTGTTGCCGAGATATATTCACGTTCTATTACAGAAGATAGATTAAATGTACCACTTCCTCCTGACCTTCATGGAGAGTGGGTACTTAATAATGAATTAGAGATTTCTCGTAAGAAGGGTTTAGGTTTTGTCATAGACGATCAGTTTGCTACAACCAATGCTATGCATAGTGATGGAACAGGTAAGCCTATCATTGGTGATGTTGTACATATGATTACAACGAAGGAAAATAAGAAGATATTAGACGATATGGCAAGAGATGCTTATTTCGAAATGCATGGTTCTCGTGCAGATAAGGAAAAGAAGTTAAAGGAAGAAAAGGACTTTATAGCAGCTAGTAAGGGAAGTCCAATTCTTCCTGTAACTGAAGTAAAGGGACATACTCTCTCTAAGCAAGAGTCTGTCTCTGGAAAAGAAATAATAGATTCTCTACCTCAAACCTAAGAGTTATAAATGCCTTTCATTATGCAACCAGCTCGTATTCCTGCTGGTGGAGCTTTTCCGATTGTTGGTCAACCTACTGTTGAACCTGCTACGTTTTCTCGTGGAGCTGTTTTAGTTCTACAAGCAGGTAATACAGGGTTATGTTTAGAAGCTGGTGTTAATCCTACTCAAATTGTAGGTGTAGCACTTCAGGGTGGTGACACTAATCCTGGATTTGCTGCTGCTAATAATCCTACTACTATTACTGGTAGAAGTGCTGAAGTTTCAGTAGCTACCGCTAATAAACAGACTGTGTTCCAAGCTACATTAACTAATGGTTCTAATGTAGCAGTACAGCCAGTTAATGCTGATATTGGTGCACAGTATGGAATCACTGGATATAATGCTGGAACTACTGCCGCTGTTTGGGTTGTAGATAAGGCAAAGACTGGTGCTTCTGCTCGTGTTTCTGTTGTTGATTTTGATACTGTTCGTCAGATTGTTTTCTTCCGCTTCATAGATTCTTCGATAATTGGCTCGAATTAAAGTTTTAAATTAACATTCACTAGAGTGAAATAAAATGGTAGTTGAGGGTGCCTTTAATGCTCTTTTCCGTCCAGGGCTTCGAGATAACTTTCTCGATAGTTACCAGGAATATGAGCCAGAATATAATCAATTCTTAAAAGAAAGTACGACTTCACTTCCTGAAGTACGTGCAACTATCATAGCTGGTCTTTCACGTTTTTATGAGCGCATGGATGGTGAGCCGATTACTTATGATACTCCGAAGCAAGGCCCAGTTGTTATGGGTGTTGACAAGGAATTCGGCTTAGGTTTCATGATTTCTCGTAAGACTGTTGAAGATGATCAGTATGGTAAGGCAAATCAATCTGCTAAGTGGTTAGGTCATGCAGCAAATATGACTAAGGAATATCGTTCTGCGGCTTTACTTGATGATGCTTTCGCAGGCGCTACTTTCTTAGGTATTGATAATCTTTCTCTTATCAATGCTGCACATACCTTAATCAATTCTAATTCGACGGTTTCTAATACTCCGTCTGCTCAGATTGGTTTCTCAATGACTGCTGTAACTTCTTTCTTCGATCTTGCACAACAGATGAAGGATGAAAACGGCGATCCTGTTAAGATGTTCCCGGATACGTTAATTCTTTCTAATGGTGCTGCTGATTGGCAGAGGGCGTTACAAATCTTTGGTAGTGATAAGGAACCGTTTACTGCTGAAAATCAGGATAACGCAATTCGTAAGCGTTTACCTACTCCAAAGATTATAATTTCACGTTATAAGAGTTCGACGAAGTCGTATTTCATGATTGATAGTAAGTTAAACGATGCACATTTCGTTACTCGTCGTCCTCTTACCTTTGATGATGACTTCGATTTCAATACCGATGCTGCTCTCTATAAGGCAACCATGAGGTTCTTAATATGGTTTGTTGACTGGAGAGGTTGGCTCGGATCGAATCCTTCTTAAACTAAATAGGATAACTAAAAGAAATGACTTCCTACGGCACTTTTAAGGCATCTAATTTCCGTTATCTTACGGGTCAAATGTTAGATGCTGGCGCTGTACCTTCTTCTTTTCTTGGGGGTACTGTTAATCAAATGATCGCTGGTGGTGCATTAAACTTTGGAGATGTTGTCCAAGTTACTGCTACTACTGCGGTTCAAGTTAATAAGGCCACCACAGCTTTATACCTTACCATTGGTGTAGTTGTTGGTGGTACTGTTACTAATAATGAAATTCTTACTGATTCAACTTTAGTTGGTACTGCTTCTGGACAATGCGCTGCTGCTCAGGGTGCAAGTGTTATGGTTCAGCGTAGTGGTGTTGTTCAAGTATTAACTGATACGAGTGCAATTGTAGTTGGTTCACTCTTATCTCCTTCAGGTGCAGTTAGTGGAAGTGCTGCATTAGGTTCAACTGCTGGCTTTACTGCTGCAACTGGCGCACAAACCAATGTTACTACTGGTATTGTTGGTAGCGTTCCGTTAGTTCCAAATATTGGTTTTGCACAAACTCTTAATGGTAGCGCCGCAGTTGTTATTGTTGCTTATCTTAAGGGTCTTATCTAACTTTTACTAAGGTTACTAAAGTGAAGCTCCTCCTATTCGTTCATACTGATCCTCGCAAAACTAATCGCTCTGCAACAGTGAGAGTTCAGAAAGGAGACTATAAAATTGAATCCAATCAAAAGGATTCAGTATTAGAGGTTGTGTGGGAGGATAGTAAGAAGATGATAAAGGATGGCTCTGAAATCAACTTACTATCCCCCACTAACCTTTATATTAATATAGTTGAATCTGGTACTGAACCACACCTTACTATTTATTTAGGTAAATACAATGGGTCTTAGCTTATTAGAAATGCGTACCATCATGCGCAGAACTTTAGGTGTGGACGAAAATGATGATGGGTTTAGTGATGTTGATTGTAATACTAAGCTCAACCGTTCATATTGGGAACTTGTTGATAGACTAAACTTCCGAGAGAATGAATTAACTATCCCATTTGGTACTATAGCTGGCTCTCGTAAGTATAATATGCCAGTTGATAATAACGCTTTAAGAAGTATAGCAATATTTGATGAAAATAATCAAAGTCATAAACTTGATAGAATGACTAAAGATGTTTATGATCAAAAGTATAATAATAAATCAGATGGATCATTTCAAGCAATACCTACAGATTATTATCGGGAAGGAACATTTATACAATTATATCCAACTCCCGATAAAATTTATACTTGTGAATTACATTATTGGAAGAACTTAATTGATCTAGCTTTAGATACTGACGTTCTTCCACTTCCAGATTCATGGCATGAAATAGTCTTACTTGGTGGAGTATGGAGAGGTTATATAGAGTTAGGCGATATGACTAGATATACTAGTGCGAAGAATTCACAACTATCTCTTATAGCTGATGCAGTTCCTACTGAAGCTAAGGAAGAAATAGACTCACGTATGGCTCATGTAGAAGTTCCAGGGAGAGAGTATCCTTAAATGACGCAACCAAAAGTCTCTATAATCGTTATATCACATAGAGTTGAGCTACTTAAAGAGTGCTTAGACTCTATAGAGAGACAGAATTATATGAATATTGAGGTTCTTGTTCATCATACATTAAAAGATCCTCATACACAGATGATTGAAAATGGTAAGATTAATCGTCTTGTAGAAGCATCTGTTGGAGAGTATGTATCAGTAATATGTGAAGATGATGAGTATGAACCATCTTTTTTTGATAAAACTATAGATGCTATAGAAACTGAAAAAGTAGATATGGTTTATACTGATAGAATAACTATTGGTGCATTTACTAAGCATATGGAGTCAGGAGAATTTACTAGAGATGCTTATACTAGTTCTATAGGTTGTCCTTTACCGGGAACAGTATTAGTATCTAGAGATGCTTGGGAAAGTGTTCAAGGTTATACTGCGTGTGTATATTCTGACGCACACTTTACTTGGAAGCTTTGTAAATATGGAATGAAAGCTTATCATCTTAGAGAGCCCTTATTTATATATCGAGTACACAATCAAAATCGCTCTAATTTTGATAATCATACAAATTTATTTAAGCAATATTATAAAGAAAATCCAGAGTTGATGGAAAAGTTAAATCCTACAGATCCTAAATTAAGTCTGTGGCAAAGTAAGACAGTAACTGAATTATTAAATCATTTTTATGGGGATAAAGTCAAATGGCCGAAGTATGCCCAGTTATTATTGGAGCCCCAGAAAGCGATACAGTAATTAGTGGTGTAGTAGAAAGAGCATATACAATAAATGTTACTTCCGAAGATTTTTGTAATCCAAGCTCTAATTTTGCAATATATTATGATGGTACAGCTATCTATGATGGATTTTTTGTTTATGGAGGAGCCGGGGTAATATAAATGAGCTTAATTAACTGGACACAAGCTACTGAAGCTGTTGTAGGAATGAATCATCCTACTCTAGCTGATGTAGATAATAGACCACTTAGACAAGTTCTTACTGCTAGTGGATTAGATCCTGATGCAGATTTTACTGGATTTATGTCTGGTGGTGGTGGACATATAGCAGGAAATGTTATCATTGATGGTAATTTAACTGTTAATGGTAATATTTCTTTAACTGGATCTTTTTCTGGTAATACTATAGTAGCTACAGATATAACTACAACTACATTAGTAGTTAACTCTACCTCTACTTTAACTGGAGCTGTTACTGGTGGAGCTTATAATGGGCAAACTATAAGTTCTAGTGCTTCTTTTAGTGGTACTCTTAATACTGTTGGAGATTTAACTGTTGGTGGAAGATTATTATTCTCTACTGCTATATCTAAGATAATTCCTGGGGCTACGTCTATAAGTTTAAGGAATCATGCAGATAGTCAAGACAATGTTATAGTTACGGACGCTGGTAATGTAACTATATTAGGTACTTTAGGAATTACTGGTGGTATATCTTCTCTTAATGTTATTGGTAATTTTAGTGTAAATACCACACAATTTACAGTCAATGCTTCCACAGGGGCTGTGGTTGGGGGAACATATAATCTTCAAACCATATCCTCATCTGCGAACTTTACTGGAACATTAAATACAGTTGGTGCTTTCTCAGTTACTACTAATAAGTTTAACGTAGATACTTCTGGAAATACAGCAATTGCTGGTACACTTAATAGTGCTGGAGCATTTTCAGTAGCTACTAATAAATTCACTAGTGATACCTCTGGTAATATATTAATTGCCGGAACCCTAGGAGTTACTGGACTTGGGTCATTTGTTAATTTAGCTGTTAGTGGTAATATTACTCTTACTACTAATTCTACTAGTACCATTAAGGGAACTCTTTCTACTTCTACAGTTGTTAATTTATTTAAGTTAACTTCTGGAAATATAGCTAGATTTATAGCTGGTGCAGATGCTTCTGGATTTGATTGGACTAGACAAACAGAAGTAGATGAGTGGATGAAATTAACACAGGGTCTTTTAACTGTTTGGACTAATGGATCTGCTAGTACAGGTGGTGGTATTAAGATTACAACTGATCCTGGTTCTAATCCATCTATTATAAATGCTGATCCTTATAATCATCAATTTGGTCAGGGTTCATTAAATCTATTACCTGTTGCTATAGTTGGTGGTAATGGTGCCGGAGCTTTTGTTGCATTATCATATTGGAGCGGGGTTACAGCTACTCCAGCAGTAAAAGTAGCAAACGTTAATTCTGGAACTAGTACACTTAATTTAATGTCTGGTGGTGGTACTACTGTATTAGGTGGTGGATTAACTATAGCGTCTGGAGCAACCCTAACCTTAACTGGAACAACTATAACTGGAACTCCCACTTGGAGTTCTAATCAAGCTATTACTTTATCTACAGCAGCCCAAGGAAATGTTACTAGTCTTGGAACCTTAACATCAGTTACAACTTCTGGGGCATTAACATTCACATCAGCAGTTTCTAAGATAATTCCAGGTGCTACTTCTATATCACTTAGAAATAACGCAGATTCTGCTGATAATCTTATTATATTAGATAATGGTAATGCTACAATACTAGGAACTTTAGGAATAATAGGAAATACATTAAACCTTGGTACCACTGGTGTAACTTATACTATACAAGGTACAGCAACCTCTGGAACTAATATTGTTGCTGGTGCAATTAATATAATAGCAAACCTATCTACGGGATCTGGAACACCGGGAAGTATTATATTTCAGGGTGGTCAAATACTTGGAACTGGCTCTACAGTACAAACTGCTGCAACAATTGCTACTTTAAGGATGGGAGCTACAACAGGAATTAGTGAGTTTGTATTTGGACAAGCTACTGCTAGAATTATTAGCGGCTCCACGAACGGGATCGCGATACGGAATAGCGCGAATACGAGAGATAACCTCGCGATGAACGACGCGGGCACTCAACTGTCGTTGTTGAGCACGTCATCTCAGGCTACCATTACGATAAGTAGACTCGCGCAGGGGGACCTTGCAGCTGGCTACGCTGTATTTGAATCTTCTATTGGTGGTGCATGGATTGGCGGTACGACCCTCAATTCAGCAGCGGGTATCGTTGGTGGTCTCCAATATTACAATCAGACGAATCACCTAAG